TCATCGGTGACGGCCAGCCCCACCAGATAACATTTTGCCGGTGTTGGCAAAGTTCGGCTGAATTTCCATTGAGGTGTAGACCTTCTGCGCGGCCTTGTTCATCGCGATAAGGTCATCGTCGGGGGTGATTTTCGCAAACAGCGCCCATTTGCCTTTCAGCGCCGAATCATCGTCAATCTTTTCGGCCTTCAGTTCGACCACATCGCCATAACGCTTAAAATACCGTCAGCAGGATGCCGCGCAGATGTTCCAGGTTAATGCGGCAACCATAGACGCGCGGGTCAAAGGTTTCGCCATTTCCTGAATATCCTGCGCACTGATGACACGCCCGTCACAGGTGTCACCCTCAACGCCGATACGAAAGAATTTTGAGACTTTTTTTGCCATTGTCAGGAGTCCTGAATAGTGATTAGAGGAGTCACATGTCGCATCAGTTTCCCGACGATGCGCATCCTCCGCCATCAGTCCCGGATGGCTTATCACTGACACAACAGCACCTTAGCGAATCGCAGGGCGCGACTCAGTAGCCTTGCCGTGTATTCATCACGGCGAGGTATTCATGACCATCACCACAGACACCACTCTTTTACACGACCCGCGTCGTCAGGCGGCGCTGCTGTACTGGCAGGGGTTTTCCGTGCGCAGATTGCCGCCATGTTGCAGATGAAACGCCCGACGGTGCAGAGCTGGAAACAGCGCGACGGCTGGGACAGCGTTGCCCCATCAGCCGTGTCGAAATGAGTCTGGAAGCGCGGCTGACCCAGCTCATCATCAAACCGCAGAAAACCGGCGGTGACTTCAAGGAAATTGACCTGCTGGACGCCAGATTGAACGACTGGCACGGGTAAACCGCTACAGCCAGACCGGCAACGAGGCAGACCTTAATCCGAACGTCGCTAACCGCAACAAAGGCGGGCGTCGCAAACCGAAAAGAATTTTTTCAGTGACGAGGCTATCGAAAAGCTGGAGCAGATTTTCTTTGAGCAGTCTTTCGACTATCAGTTGCACTGGTATCGCGCCGGGCTTGAGCACCGCATCCGCGATATCCTGAAATCCCGCCAGATTGGCGCAACGTTTTATTTCTCCCGCGAGGCGCTGCTGCGTGCCCTGAAAACCGGTCATAACCAGATTTTTCTGTCGGCCAGTAAAACGCAGGCGTATGTGTTCCGTGAATACATCATCGCCTTTGCCCGTCTGGTTGACGTTGACCTGACCGTGACCCGATTGTCCTGGGCAATAACGGCGCAAAACTGATTTTTCTCGGCACCAACTCCAACACCGCACAGAGCCATAACGGCGACCTGTACGTCGACGAGATTTTCTGGATCCCGAATTTTCAGGTGCTGCGTAAGGTGGCATCTGGTATGGCCTCACAGAGTCACCTGCGCTCGACCTATTTCTCCACCCCGTCCACGCTGGCGCACGACGCCTACCCGTTCTGGTCGGGTGAACTGTTTAACCGGGGACGCGCCAGCGCCGCTGAACGCGTGAAATCGACGTCAGTCATAACGCCCTTGCCGGTGGGCTTCTCTGTGCGGACGGCCAGTGGCGGCAGATTGTCACCATTGAGGACGCCCTGAAAGGCGGCTGCACGCTCTTCGACATTGAGCAGCTTAAACGCGAAAACAGCGCCGACGATTTTAAAAAACCTGTTCATGTGTGAATTTGTTGACGACAAGGCGTCGGTGTTCCCGTTCGAGGAGCTGCAACGCTGCATGGTCGACACGCTGGAAGAATGGGAAGACTATGCGCCGTTTGCCGCCAATCCGTTCGGCTCCCGCCCGGTATGGATTGGTTACGACCCGTCACACCGTGGCGACAGCGCCGGATGCGTGGTGCTGGCACCGCCGGTGGTGGCCGGAGGTAAATTCAGAATACTTGAGCGTCACCAGTGGAAAGGCATGGACTTTGCCACCCAGGCTGAATCCATCCGCAAACTCACCGAAAATATAACGTCGAAATACATCGGTATTGATGCCACCGGCCTCGTGTCGGCGTGTTCCAGCTCGTGCGCTCGTTCTATCCTGCGCGCGCGATATCCGCTACACGCCGGAAATGAAAACCGCAATGGTGCTCAAGGCAAAAGACGTTATCCGCCGTGGCTGTCTGGAATATGACGTCAGCGCCACCGACATCACCAGCTCGTTCATGGCTATCCGCAAGACCATGACCAGCAGCGGACGCAGCGCCACCTATGAGGCCAGCCGCAGCGAGGAAGCCAGCCACGCCGACCTCGCCTGGGCAACCATGCACGCCCTGTTAAATGAGCCACTCACCGCCGGTATCAGCACCCCGCTGACATCCACCATTCTGGAGTTTTACTGATGAGTAAGAAAAAAGGGAAAACACCGCAGCCAGCGGTGAAAACAATGACCGCCAGCGCCCCGAAAATGGAGGCATTCACCTTTGGTGAGCCGGTGCCGGTACTCGACCGCCGTGACATTCTGGATTACGTCGAGTGCATCAGTAACGGCAGATGGTATGAGCCACCGGTCAGCTTTACCGGTCTGGCAAAAAGCCTGCGTGCCGCCGTGCATCACAGCTCACCGATTTACGTCAAACGTAATATTCTGGCTTCAACGTTTATCCCGCATCCGTGGCTTTCCCAGCAGGATTTCAGCCGCTTTGTGCTGGATTTTCTGGTGTTCGGTAATGCGTTTCTGGAAAAGCGTTACAGCACCACCGGTAAGGTCATCAGACTGGAAACCTCACCGGCAAAATATACCCGCCGTGGTGTGGAAGAAGATATTTACTGGTGGGTGCCATCCTTCCATGAGCCGACACCTTTCGCGCCCGGCTCCGTGTTTCACCTGCTGGAGCCGGATATTAATCAGGAGCTGTACGGTCTGCCGGAATATCTCAGCGCCCTTAACTCTGCCTGGCTGAATGAATCAGCCACGCTGTTCCGCCGCAAGTATTACGAAAATGGCGCTCATGCCGGATACATCATGTACGTCACCGATGCCGTGCAGGATCGCAACGATATCGAAATGCTCCGCGAAAACATGGTGAAGTCGAAAGGCCGCAACAACTTTAAAAACCTGTTTCTCTATGCCCCGCAGGGGAAAGCTGACGGCATCAAAATTATCCCGCTCAGTGAAGTGGCGACAAAGGACGATTTTTTTAATATCAAAAAATCCAGCGCCGCTGACCTGCTGGACGCGCACCGCATCCCCTTTCAGTTGATGGGCGGCAAGCCGGAGAACGTCGGGTCGCTGGGCGATATTGAGAAAGTGGCAAAGGTCTTTGTCCGCAATGAGCTTATCCCGTTACAGGACAGGATTCGGGAAATAAACGGCTGGCTCGGTCAGGAGGTCATCCGCTTTAAAAACTACTCACTGGACACTGACAACGGCTGAACATCGCCGCCTGCGGGCGGCTTTTTTACACCCCGTCATCACGCCCTCACACGCTCACCACCGCACAAAACACCCCGCAGACACACCAACGCCTCAACGGGCAGACTAAGCGCGGTCACGACGCGCTCAGGCGCTGAAAAAATAAAATCAGCACCACCGCCTGCGCGCAGTGCTTTCCCCGCCTCGCCCGCCCGCTTCATGGGGCGGTTTTAATGCAGGTGCATCATCCCCCCCGGCAAGCGCCTGTTCTGGTGCTCGCTGTCAAAAGATATATTTGAAAATGAATGCAAATTTATGCACCTAATGCAGGCGAGGCTAAAAAGAACATCTTTAGTTTGTTTTTTTAACTCCACTGTATTCCGCTATCATCCTCTCAACCGCTGGAAGCAACTCAGCAGGAACGCAAATAGACCTATCTGCCTTTCCAACATCTTTTGGCGTTTTGTAAGTACCATTATAATTAAGGACGCATTCTTTAAGAATTTCAAAAAGAGAAACAATAGGGTCCACGCCATAGCTATCAATAAACTTTCGATAGCTATCATTATCAGATAACGATGAAATATCTCCATGAACAAACTTACACCTAAGCTCATAGATTATTCCTATTTTTGAATCAATATCAATAATTTTCGCCGCATCTCTGCAAACACCGCCAATAATTGAATTTTTATTACCATTATTGGTTCCATACATAGCATCCAATGCTATAAATTGATTCAAAAACCTTTCACGTTTGTCATCCCTCCACCCGTGCGCTATAAAGGAAAGAGCAGACAACATCCTTTTATCAGGTGATGAAAGTATTTTTGTAAGTATCGCCAAGGCTGAATCCGTTATATTTAAATTATATACAGACGGAATATTCACCCGAAACTCACTTTCATGATATTTCCCGACACCAAAAGACTCAACTAGATTATTAACAGCAACTCGATTAATCGCAAAAGGATTATCAACCGCAAGACATAAAGCTCCAAACAAACTATCAAACATTTTCACCGCTTTATCCTCTGATGAAGCATATGCCACCACCAAGCAGGATTTTGACTGTCGAAAATATTTCCCAATTGGTTTATGCCGCATATATTCATCATCATAAAAATCAACAGGAACCTTGATGTCAGTTTTGTCTTTAATATCAGAAAGTAATTCCACCCTAGCCCCGGGCCATATAAAAATAAATTTTCTCTAAGCTCAAGCTTCCCATCAAAGCCAGCACACCCAAGATTATAAATATACGGACAGGATTTTATTCGTGAAAGCATATAATACTTAAACATCTCACTAAGATTTTTTCTATGAACTTGCGTTATAATATCATCAACACAAATCTTATCAGGATTAAGCGACAGAAAATCAGCATCAATGCGATTGAAGGCTTCAGAACAAAAACCTAACAATAATCTTTTCGCATTGTGAAGGTCACTTATACCTAATTGGGGGCCATATGCTTTTAATAACCTACTAGCACATTTTGCAATCTCCTCATCATCATATGCAAGCCAAAAAACAAAATCTTCTAATGCTTTACCGACTTGGATACAAGGCTGCTCCTTACCATGACTATAAAAAAAACTTTTGCATAATTTGTTTATCATGCCATTAGAGAACGCAACCTTCATAGATACTTCATCCCTTAACGCACTCATCGATAATAATTCCTTATAAGTTATTAATGCACGACTACTAAAGCATTGCTTCAGATTTGTTAATGTATCATGATGCCATCAGTTTAAGAAAACATCACCCAATCGTCTTTTACAGCATAACTAAACCGCTCACCGTCATAAATTACTGTTGCCCCGCGCGCCAACGCCTCAAGCTCCCATCGCTGCGGCCTGATACCGTTCTGAGCAAGGTCAACGCGGATACGGGTAATTTGCATTCTTTCCGACCGGGTCAGTCTGGCCGATGGTGCAATTTCATGTGGTTTTAACGGGCTTCCGTTTCTTTGCTGACGATTTGGCGTTCTCAGGCCGTGTTTTAATGCGCCCCTGAGCGCCCTCACAACCTCCGGGTCATTCCATTCGATAACACCGTCATCAACCAGATTAAGCACTGCTGCGGCGTGCTCAGAAGGTGTGGGAGCCGGTAACGAAGTATCACAACCGGTGACCTTTCCACAGTTATTGACAGGACTCCGAGGCGCGGCGATGCCGCTTTTTAAAGTCAAAGGCTCAACGACCGGCACTTTCGGAACAATGCGCCAGTCCGTCGTTCTGGTGATATGAATATGACGCGCGCCGAGATGCGGCGCGTAAATGCCGACCACTCTCTCGACTTCTTCCTCGTACTCGTTAACTTCATCCGACGGACTACGGGCGACCCTGACAGTCTGACAATCGCGCGGGACATTTGCCCCACCCTGCGCGCTGATATACAGCGCAAAATCACCACTGTCTGCGGCAGCGCGAGCAGCCTCGACGCGTTCGTCAAACTCATCAGCAATACTGACGCCGCGAGGCAATTTGCGTAGTTCACGGTAAGCCCCCATTGTCGGCAGTCCAACCGTTTTAAATTGCGGGATGCGCCACGTTGACGCCCATGCGGTAACAGCCGCGGCAGTATCTTTAAGCGGCTTACCGGTATCGTTATCGAGCTGACCATCCAGTGCATAGCCGTCGATATTTTTTGAAATGTATTTCGCGATATATCCCGCAGCACCGCCCCGGTTAAGGTGCTTTGCCTGAAAACGGTTTCGCGCGGCTCCTCTTTCGTCGCCATCCTCTTTGAGCGCATAGCGACGCATGATTTCGATAATCTGGTTACGCTGGCGTGGATTACAAAAAAGCATCATATGCCAGTGCGGCGTTCCGTCGTGGTGTGGCTCGACGACACGCAAACCGTAGACCTGTAAATCATTATCCTTGAATGCCGTGCGCATCAGGCTCCAGATATGGCAGAGATAACGCTGCGCATCCTTTGGATTAAATGCCTCATCGTTCCAGCCGTGATTTAGCTGGACGGTTTTACTTTCGCCTTTTCCGACCTGACGTGTCGGGTGATACTTTGACGGCGCGGTCAGCGTGATAAACATCCCCACATCACCCTCTGCGGCGGCGTAACGCTCAATACCGGCAATGGTGTTCATCAGCTCCATCCGGCGAATTTCAGGATTAGAAATACTGCCCATCACCTTACTGATAAGGTCGATGCGCTCGCCGGTTTCCCTGTTTTCAAGGTCACACGATTTAAGAAATTCCAGATTTGCCTGGCGGCGTGCACGTACATCACGAATGGCATGTTTACTGGCATAAGGAGAACGGTCTTTATTCACCTCCCCGACAGCAATCAGTAACGCCTCATGCCAGCGCATACGCTGGCCTTTAAGCTGATGAGTCCACCACTCATCGTTAAACAGACGGGCAATGGCAGAATATGCCTGCCTCGTGGTCATCTGCCCTTTACGGTATTTTTTCCAGTAGAGAGGGGAAATATTGAAAGCACGTGCAGCGCCAGCAACATGACCATAGAGGTGAGCCTGAGCCTCATCCGTAAACAGTGATTCTTTTTCGCCATGCGCATCCACCCAGGCATCGCTGAGTTCCTCATACATCATGAAAAGCTGCGATGAGATACGGCGGCAAACTTTTTCAGCTCCTTGTCATTCATTCCCGGCAGGCGCGCATAGTGGTCACGCTCTGCCAGAAACAGCAACGACGCGTCGGTGTTCATTTCATGGCGCTGATTCACACGCTCAATGCGCGGCCATAAACGACGCTGAAAAGTGGATGTGAGGAAATAAAACCCGTGCACCGGGCTTTTATTGCGCCGGATGTAGTCATAGCGTGAAGTAAACAGCGAGCGCAAAAAGTAAGGCAGGCGGTTAATCGTGGATAAAACACCTTGCACCTGACGCATCTCGTCACGTGTAAGGGGTCTTTCGCGCCCGACGGCCTCGCGTGGCGCGTTCCATGCATAAGCACCGGTAAACGTCTTACCGGTGCCTGCGGCAAATGCTGACGGAGGGACAAAACGCCCGGAGGCTTTAACGGCCATATGAGCCAAAAGCCTCTGAACAACGCCTGCTGAGTTGCTCAACCTGCGCGTTTAAATCAGCAAAAGACTTTGCGCTTCCGGTCAGAATATCGTGATGCATCAGGCCGGAAACGAGCTGGCTTAATTTCGGATAATAACCAACCACCGCCAGCCATTCCTGACCGGCGTTTTTACCGCTTTCCGCTCTCTTTTTCTCGTGGAGAATAAACTGAAAGCTGTCACTGGTAACGACATAACGTTCGCCAATTTCAATACGAATACTCATGCCGTTCTCCGGTAATGTTTGTTTTTTGCTTCAAAGACTGACTGGCAGGAAACACAACGCGTGGCTGACGGATAAGCCGCACGACGGGCAGCAGGTATTGGCGCGTCACACTCTTCGCAAACCAGCGCAGAAGCACCGCAATGTTTTACCCTTGCCGCGTTAATCTGACGCTCCAGTAATTCAGCCTGTTGTTCCTGAATAAAATCTACGTTGTCCGGCATTACCAGTTCCTTTTGTCGTTAAGGTTTTTAAATTCATCAGCGCAATAGCTGGCGATTTCTGTCGTTAATTTCGTCAGTTCATCCACGGAGGAGATTTGCTTGTGAAACACAGCGCGTTTAACAAGTAAATTGACCACATCAGACAGGAGGTTTAATTCGTTCTGATAAATCGCGATAACAGACTCAGTTATTTCGTGTTTTTCTTTATCAAGACCAAGTTGAATAAGAGACAAATCGCCATTTTTCATAACGGCGATTTTTAAGGCGTTATTCAGTAATACAACTGAACGAGAACAGGACATCAAAGCACCTCCCCGCGAGACAATCCGATATTGTGAAATTTTTCCAACTCCGGACTGAGCAGCTCGACTATCTCCACGCGGGATAACTCCGCCTTTGTGATGTGGCGAATCATGGCATCAAGATGAGAAGAAAAGCGCGTCGCAGCGTCGGCCTGTGCTTCGGTTCTGGCCTGTTGCAGCAGTAATGCGTATTTACCGCACTGATTTTCAGAAACTGTATGCATAACTTTCTCCAGGCAAAAAGAAGCCCCGCATGATTAAGTGCGTTAAAAACTCTGGTTAATTACTTAATGCAGATATTGCTCTGGTTTTACCGACGTCAGAATTGTCGGTGCATACTCAAAAAGGCTGAATAATTCACGTAATGCACGGAATAAAGCATCACGCCAGTAACATGACTCTTCATTAATTCGCCAGTATGGCTGGTTGAATTCTTTTTCAGTCAATCCGGCATGCATAAATAAAGTACGACGCTGACTGACAGTTAAAAAACTAATATATGCATACTCACTTGCACCAACCTGACGGCGTTTTGAGAATGCTCCACGCAATTCATCAATTGCACAAACCAGCCGTTCACGTTCGACGTCGTTCATTTCTTCAAAACGCATCGTTGCGTGACGCTGTTTTAACTGCGCATGGAAGCAAACCGTTAGCCGTTCGCGTTCCATCATCTGATTATAATAATCGCATGTCTCCTGCCAGCGAGGGACGGCAAGATGCTTGCCAATTATCCGGCGCATAGCTGCTGGCTGTTTTTCAACGAGATTGAGCGTCATCACTGTCATTTCCAGACCCTCCGGCTTTTCAGAAAGGTCAGAGCCTTCTTTAACGGACTCTGTTTTTTGGTGCGGATAATGATTCCCTTGCGTCCCTTCCCGTGGGTGATGGTGAAGTCAATCGCCCTAGGGCTTTCGTTACGCAATAACTGAGCAATACAACGCGGCTCCTTCATCTTTTCCACCTTAAGCCGCACGGCCATGTCTTGATTTGCTATAACTAATGCGATTTTTCCAGTCGTGCCATTCTGATGGAGCTTCATCGACTAGCTGTGCTGCGTACTTGTCCCACTCACGACGATTAATCCATAACTCAGCATGACCTCCCGGCTTTAATGGGTCTACCATGTAAAAGGCAGGCAGCTTGCCTGCTTTCGCCATTTCAGCTACAGCGCGAGGCGTCTTACCGATGTAAAGAGCAAAACCCTCTTTCGAGAGTAGATCCGACGGTGCAGCAGCGAGCTTGATGTCACATTTTTTACTTTTTGTGAGATCAGATACTTTTTCTCCAACATCGTTATTCATTTCTGATCCAATACTCATTTTGATATCCTCAACTTTGGTGCCATTCAACCAGAGCTATTTGAAGCCGCTCTGCGTTGCTCTGGCTTGTCGCATGCAACATAAATTACGAGATACGACAATTCATGTCAAATACACAAATCACATCTCAAGCAGAGAAACTCGCACTTATTAGGGAGTCAGAAAGGATGACAAGGAAGCAAGTCGCTGAATTAACTGGGATTAACTACAACACCTATGCTGGATATGAGCAGGGAAAAGTAAAGATGTCTTTTGACGCAGGTATGAAATTTTTCAAGCCAGAAAGATTTCGCAAGTACCGTGACTGGTTCATGTTTGATGAAACTGATCCCGCTGGCGGACAAATAGCCCCGGCGCTCGCGCACATTGGGCAAGACTCAACAACCTTGCACCACTCAGACCAAAAGACTGGCTGACGATTTATTCAGCATATGTGTGCAGTAAATGTACGAAAGAAAATTGCATTAATTTTCAAGTAGTAGAAGTAAACAGCGTCATCGGAGGGCTTTATGTCTATTAAAAAGCTCGATGATGGTCGTTATGAAGTGGACGTCAGACCGCAGGGTGCAGATGGAAAACGTATCAGGCGGAAATTTAAAACTAAAGGTGAAGCTCAAGCATTCGAGCGTCATGTTCTGGTTAACTACCACAACAAAGAGTGGTTAGAGAAGCCAGCCGACCGCCGAACTCTTACAGAGTTGTTAAGCAGATGGTGGATATATCACGGAAAATCACATGAGCGTGGAGATATTGAACGGGGGCGTTTAACGACAATAATCGCCAAATTTGCAGAAATGGGAGTGTCCAGAGCTGACCAGCTAACAAAGAAAACGATAACTGATTATCGCGTTGTAATGATGAACGATGGTCTAAAACCAGCCAGCGTAAATCGGCATCTGGCAATAATGAGCGGGATGTTCACCAAGTTAATTGACGCCGGTGAATACCACTCTCACAACCCGTTCCGTGAGGTTAAGCGGTTACGTGAAGCTGTTACGGAAATGGCTTTTTTGTCCAGTGAAGAGATTACGCGGCTGTTATCCATGCTTGATGGTGATGAGTTAAATGCAACTCTGGTCTGCCTTTCAACTGGTGGACGCTGGAGTGAAGTGTCTAATTTGAAAGCTGAACACATCATTAACCAGATGGTTACGTTTATGAAAACTAAAAACGGAAAGCGCAGGACAATTCCCGTTTCGCAGGACCTGATTAAACGGATCAAGACCAAAAATTCAGGCAGGCTTTTTAATGCCAGTTACTACAAAGTGCGCAACGCTCTCAGGGAAGTAAAACCCGATTTACCTGACGGACAGGCAGTGCATGTTTTGAGGCATACATTTGCCACACATTTTATAATGAATGGAGGTAACATAATCACATTGCAGCGCATCCTGGGTCATTCTAACATTCAGCAAACTATGACCTACGCACACTTTGCACCGGATTTCTTACAAGATGCTGTGACTCTTAACCCGGTGTCAGGAATGTCCATAATGCGTCCATAA